GAGCTAAGCACCCAAGAAGAGATAGACGAAGAGACCTTTGAGGATAAGCCCAAATGGGCTTATGCGGACGATAAAAAGCGCCGTTATCGTATAGCGCTGCATTTTGGCATAAAGGATGGTATGTGGCACAGGTCTTTATTCTCTGGTGATACTTATATTCAAGAGCCTGAACCTTCACCGTTTGAGGATGAATTTGGAGAGCCATCTAATCCTATTGAGTTAGTAGCCGCTAACATTGACCGAGAGAATAATCGCTATGGTGAAGTAGCCGGGTTTCTTGATCAGCAAGACGAAATTAACCATAGGCGGTCTAAAGGGCTTCATCTTCTTTCAGAGAGGCAAACGGCAGCAAGAAGGGGTGCTATCCAAGACGTTGCTGCGTTAAAACGCGAGCTTGCCAAGCCCAACGGCCATGTTGAATATGATGGTGAGAAAGGCGACTTCGAGGTTCTTAACACCGGAGACATGGCGGTAGCTCAGTTTAATCTGTACCAAGATGCCAAGGCAGAGCTGGATGCTGTCTCTATCAACGCTCAGCTCTCAGGAGAGCGCCAACAAGGTGATTTATCTGGTGTTGCAATTGACAAGCTTCAGGGCGCTGGAAGCTTAGAGCTGAACCGTCAGTATGCTTTGCTCTCTAAATGGGAGCGCAGAATCTACCGGCAGATATGGGCAAGAGTTAAGCAGTTTTGGAATGAAGAGAAATGGATCCGTGTAACCGATGACATGGATACCTTGCGGTGGGTCGGGTTTAATACGCCGTTTACCCTCCAGATGGTGCTTGAAGAAACCATAAACGATGAAGAGCGCCAAGAGATAGAGCGGCAGCAGGCCGCGCAGTTATTTACTCAGATGATGCAGACCAACGACCCTCGTTTGCAGGAAGTAGTTGAGGTCAGGAACGAAACAACAGAGCTGGACGTAGACATTATTCTTGATCAGTCGTTTGATGTGGTGAACATCCAACAAGAGCAGTTTCGTATGTTGGCTCAGTTTGCACAGGGTTCTGACATTGACATCATTGAACTTATTGAGCTGTCAGAGATACGCGGCAAAGAAGCATTGATAGAGAAGATTGAACAGCGCAGACAAGCAGCAGCTCAGGCCGCTGGTAATGTTGCACAACTGGAAGCAGAAGGTAAGCAGGCAGACAATATGCAAAAGATGATGAGTGTGCAAAAAACGGCAGCAGATACAGAGCTAATTGCACAGGAAGCAACACAGAAACAGATTGAGAATGCCTTGCTTTTGGAGAATCCTCCAGAGCAGGTATCGAGTGTATCGGTATAGTTTTTCGCTAGTATAGCGACCCGCCGCCGGGGTTCGGGCGCAAATATGGCCGCCGCATATATCGGGCGCAAAAGGTGAATATTATGGGTATTGAAGAAGGTGAAAACGTAGATGATGCAGCTATCGACGAGCTGTTTGGCAATGAAAGCGCTGATGATGTAGAGACTGAAGAGTCAGAAGCATCAGAAGAGGTAGAAAGCCAGGAGACAGAAGAGGAAAGCTCAGAAGAGCCTGAATCTGAGTCCGAGACAACTGAAGATAGTCAGTCAGAAACGGAAGAACTTAAAACGGTGCCCATCGCGGCATTACTCGACGAACGACGTAAGCGGGAGGCTGCACAGAAGAAAGCTGATGAGCTAGCGGCAAAGTTGCCACAGGAAGACTCTGAAGCGCCTGATATGTACGACGACCCGGAAGGGTATAAAGCATATGTCAGGCAGCAGGTTGAAAACGACCTGTATGCTGAAAGAGTTGATAGGTCTCGTTCTGAAATGCTTGAAAAGCATGATGATTATGAGGACAAGGAAAACACATTCTTGTTCTTGGCTAGCAAAGATAAAACGCTAGTTGACGAGATGAATAAGCATCCTGAACCAGCGCGTTATGCCTATGAAAAAGCTGTTGAGTTTGAAAATTCAAAGATGTCATCTTTGGAGGAGAGAATCAGAGCTAAAATCATGGCAGAGCTGGGGCAAACAACCGAAAGCAAATCAGAACCTTCTGAAGCAGAGAAACGTAAAAAGTCAGCGTTGAACACGCCAAGTCTAACTAAAGCGACGGCAACTGACTCAAACACACAGCCAATTGAAAAAGATGAGGATCTTGATGGCATGTTTGCAGATCAGGCTTATTGACGTTGCTATGATATGAGGTAAATAGCAATGGCTGAAACTACAGCTGCAAGTGCAAACGTGGCAACACGTTTTAAAAAAAAGGTACGCCGTGAATATGTTCGCGGCGGGCGGTTTGGCCCGTATATCGGAGCTGATGAGAACAAAATCATCCAGGTTGTTAAAGAGACTAAAAAGTGTTCTCTTCCTCTGGTTGGTAAGCTTTCTGGCCCTGGTGTTCGTGGCTCTGGTCAGCTTTCTGGAAACGAGGAAGCGCTAAGCAACTACGCCACCATCCTACAGCCCACCTATCTTCGAAATGGTGTGCTGATCGACAATGAAGAGCGTGAAAAGACCGAGTTTGATCTCTTTTCAGAAGCAAAGCCTTCGTTGATGAACTGGATGATGGAAACCAAGCGCGATCAGATTATCCAGGCTTTTGGCGCAATTGAAGCGGGTGGCACTTACTACAACTACGGTGGTACTGAAGCTTCTGGCGCAAAGGGTTCTAGTGCGGCATCTGCTGCCAATATGGACACCTGGAACACCAACAACGGCGACCGCATTCTATATGGTGCGGCTAAATCCAATCGTACTGCTGGCGATCATACGACCTCTCTGGGGACGATTGACACCACCAACGATAAGATGGATGCAGACATGGTTGAACTGATGAAGCGCATGGCACAAGATGCTGATCCGCTTATTCGCCCAATCATGGTCAAAGGTGACGAGCCTTGGTATGTGCTTTTCCTTGGCAAGTACGCTTTCAGGGATCTTCGTGCAAACCTAGATACTCGTCTACAAAACGCAGCACCGCGCTCATTGTCAGATAACCCAATCTGGACGGGTGGCGACTTGGTGATTGATGGTGTAATCGTCAAAGAGCTTCCAGATCTGGATAAGTTCATTGACTCCAGTGGATCGGGTCTTTGGGATGGCGTATGGGGTGCGAATGCTACTGGTGATAGTCTTGCTACAAGTGGCGACAGCTCTTCACGGGTCAGCGTTGGTTTTCTGTGTGGCGCTCAAGCTATCGGTTTTGGTATTGGTAAAACTGCTGGCTTTCGTCGTCGCAAAGAGGACGATTATGAGCATCTTTCAGGTGTTGGTATTGCTGCAAAGCACGACATCAAGAAGACCTTTTACAATAACAAGCAGCATGGCATGTTAACCACGTTCCATTCTGCTGCTGTAGACTCTTAAGGAGGGCATCATGGCTGACATTAGCTATACAAATAAAGCAACCGAACGCCGGGGTTCTCCTGGCAACGTCCCTGGTAAGGGTGACGCCAATAGCGTTAAGGTGTTGGCATGTGCAACCATTGAGCTTGGTGTTAGCGCTTCTGGCGCAACCGTCAAACTTGGTCGCATTCCATCAAACGCGAGGATCTTACCTACTGGTCTGATCTATAATGATGACTTGGCATCTACTGGCTCGCCTACACTTGATATTGGGTTGGCATCTGTTGATAGCAATATCACCAGTGACCCGGACGCCATTAACAATGGTATTGCGCTGTCATCTGCTACCACCACAACTACCATCATGGCTGATGCCGCAAATGCTGGTAAACGTGCGTGGGAGTTTGTAAACGGTCAAACCACTGATCCAGGTGGTCAGCTTGACATTTATGCATCTGTAGCTGATGCATCAACCACGGCTGCTGGAACTCTGGCAGTTGAAATATATGGCTATTTTGACTAAATAGGACTGGGGCGGGAAAACTCGCCCCTTTATTTATGAAAAAGATTGCAATAGTAGGAGGCTCACCAACATCAGAGTCATTGGTTCCTTACGAGGATAAGGAGCTAGAAATATGGGTGCTTGGGAATATGCTTGATAGGCATATAGACAAGCGCGTAACAAGGGCTTTTGAAATACACGATGATATAGGAACAAGAGAAGGGTCGGATATTTATATTAAATGGCTCGTATCAAGAAATGTCCCGCTGGTTGTTGGTGAGAATTTCCCGGCTTCTGGCAGTCATGTAAGCGTGTATCCCTATAAGGAAATAGAGGACATGTACGGGTCTCTATATCTTACAAGCTCAGCTGCTCATATGATGGCGTTGGCTATTTTAGAGGGTGCTACGCACATAGGAATCTACGGAATAGATATGTCGGTTAGTGATAATGAGTATTTTTATCAGAGACCGTGTATGGAGTCATGGATAGGATACGCAAGGGGAATAGGGATTGATGTTTATATCCCAAAAGAGTCGCACATCGGCAGCAGTGCTTTTGTGTATGGCGCAGAATTAAAACCTAAAACACCGCCATTTACTTATAATGAATTTAGCTTAATGGCTCAGCAGCATAATGCCAAAGTTGAAGAGCTAAAGAATAAGGTAGAAGAATTAAACAACAGTATTCATGCGCACTCAGGAGCCGCGCAGGCTTATGAGAGAATGATGAAGGTCGCCAGGGCGATAGATTCTGGCAATAAAGTAAATACGCTTTTAGAAACCACAACAATGAGGTGATTATGGAATCAGTAGATATGAGGGCGGCGCTAAAAGAGGCTGGGAAAGACGTTCCGCGCAGTAATGAGGATGTTGAGAAGGCATATCTTGAAATGACTGTTGAAGATCGGCCTAAACCGGAGGGTGAGCTTGTAACTTATATTGGATCAGGCGATGAGCCGCCACACATGATTGATTTTATGGGTAGGCAGAAGTTTGTCAGAGGGCAGTCAATTTTAGTCACTGATCCTGTGGTTTTGGCGAAAATACCAACGCATAAATGCTTTGTATTTGGCGAAGTGAATCAGGACGAATTATTCAAACAGGATGATTTGGCTAAAAAAAGAGCTGCTAAACAGCGCCAACTTGACGCAGAGAAGCAAGCTGAAGCTATTCTGCGTAATAAGAAATGACCACTAAGGCAGAGATCAGAAATCAAGCATTAAGCCTCTTAGGGAGGCTTAGGCTTGGGCAGTCTCCACAGAACCAGGATAAGGTATCTGTAGATCAGGCTTATAATGAAGTCTATGAAGGACTAAAGACTATAGGTTTGGCTACATGGTCAAGTACTGCTGAAGTGCCTAACGATGTAACACCGCACGTTGTTGCTTTGGTTGCCATGGCAAGAGTTGATACATATGGTGTTTCCGATTCTCGATATACCCGCATATTAAACAGAGCAAGCATTGCAGAGAGGGAGATTAGGAAATTTGTAACACCTAAATATGAATCTCTTGAAGAACCGGATAATTACTGATGAGAGTAGAGGTCAATGTAACTGGTCAGTCATACACAAGCAAATCGTTGCCTTTGTCTGCACAGGTTACACGTAATTTCTACCCAGAAGCGCAACAAGATGTCCGCGCAAGAAGCCAGCAGGTTCTGCACTCCTTTTCAGGGTTAAAATCATTCGGCGCAACCTCTACAACCGCAAAAGATAGAGGGATGCTTACGCATAAAGGTGTTTTGTATAGGGTGGCAGGTACAGAGTTGTTTTCTGTATCTAGCTCAGGCGCACATACATCGCTAGGTACAATTTCAGGGACTGGGTATTGTGTACTGGAAGGCATTGGCTCAAATGTTGTGGTGGTGACAGGAGGCAGGGCTTACCAATATGACGGATCAACTGTATCAGAAATCACTGATACAAATCTAGAAACGCCTAATTCATGCGCTCACCTCAATAATCAGATGATATATGATGGTGATGGCGGTCGGTTTGTAACGTCTGACGTTGGTGATGCAACCACCATCAATGGGTTGAATTACGCAACAGCAGAATCAAATGCTGATGATTTAAAGCGGGTATATACGTTTAATCAGCTGCTATTGAATTTTGGCGAAGTAACCATGGAGCCGTGGTATAACTCAGGTGTTGGTAATCCGCCATACGACAGAGTAGAAGGCGGAATCATAACGGTCGGAATAGCTGCAATTTACTCTGTAGCGAGCAATGATGCTTACGTTTACTGGCTTGGAGATGATCGACAGATATACCGCACAACTGGACAGGATCGCGGGATTGCTGTTTCAACTATAGCAATGGCTAATGAGTTCTCGACTTATACCGCTGTATCAGACGCGATAGGTAGCGCGTTCACATATGATGGTCAAAACTTTTACATGCTCACCTTTCCAACCGAAGATAAAACATGGTGCTTTACTGAGTCAGGTGCATGGTTTGAGCTGTCATCTGGAGCTAGCGGAGGGCGATATAGAGGCCAAACTATTGTAGCTGCGTACGGAAAAAACATAGTAGCCGACGAAATAACCGGCGATTTGTACGAGCTAAGCTCTGCAACATACGATGAAAATGGAAATTCAATAATAAGGGTTCGTGATAGCGGAGTGTTTCACGGTGGCATGATTGGCGCGCCGGGTGTAGACGTTGAGTTTAACCGATTAGAGCTGATAATGGAGGCTGGGGTAGGGCTTCTAAGCGGTCAAGGCGTTGAGCCTGTGATTATGCTCCAAGTTTCTGATGATGGCGGGCGAACGTGGTCAAATGAAATGTGGGGAGAAGTTGGGCGGCTCGGTGATTTTATGTTTAAAGTGGAATGGTCTGTGCTGGGGGCCGCCTTAAGCAGAATATTCAGGATAAAAACATCTGATCCAGTATTTTACTCGATCCATTCTGGCATTCTTGATGTTGAGGCAGGAATATGACACTTCGAACCAATCCGCCACCGATAAGAATCCCGCCGTCGTTATCAAAAGACCCTGAAACCAACGCCTTTTTCCAAAGACTTCTGCGTGACATATATCTTATATGGGCTAAAACGGGCGGAGGTAGTGTCGTACAAATAGAAGAAGGCGGAACTGGAGCAAACACAGCAGCGGGAGCGCGCTCAAACCTTGATGTGTATTCAATCGGCGAAGTTGACACAGAATTATTAAACTACTTACTCCTTGCTGGTAGGAGCGGCGGGCAAATTGCCACAGGAGGAACTGGGTCTGGTGATGATTTAACACTGAGATCTACGTCTCATGCCACAAAAGGAAATGTATTTTTCGGTACATCCCTAGCTACAAATTACGATGAAATAAATGATTTAATCAATTTGCAGGCATTAATTCTAGATACATCTGCGACTCAGACTGTATCTGAAGGAATGATTAGATGGAATGATGATGATAAGACAGCCATCCTAGGTATGCCTGGAGGGTCATTACACTATCATCTAGGCCAAGAAGTGTTTTTACCCGGTCGCGCAAAGAACGAGACAGGTGCCACTCTTAATAGAGGGACGGTGGTCTATGTTAATGGCGCAAGTGGTGCAAAGCCAACAATAGCCAAAGCAGACGCATCAACAGAAGCGCTTAGCAGTAAAACTATAGGAATAGTATCAGAAAGCATTGATGACAACGATCTTGGGTACGTTTCTACATTTGGAAGAATAACTGGCACAGCCTCAGAGCCGATAAACACGAGCGCTTACAGTGAGGGCGATACACTCTGGCTTTCAGAAACCGCTGGTGAGTTCACTGGAACTAAGCCCACTAGCCCAGCTCATGCGGTTGTTGTTGGGTATGTGCTAAGTAGCCATGCAACAACAGGAACCATCTATGTACATGTGACCAATGGGAATGAATATTATGAGCTTCATGACGTAGATGATACGCTTAATGCACCATCTGCTGGCGCGATGACAGCATGGAATAACGGTAATACTCTTTGGGAAGAAGCGACAGATTTAACATATGATTTTGGTAGCGATAGGCTTGGCATAGGCTCATCAAGCCCGCAAGAAAAGCTATCTGTTTCGGGTAATCTTCTTTTGCCAAAAACGTCGGGCAACGGGATAAAAGTTGACTTAACTACACCAACTTTTGGCTGGCGTGATTTGTTGGGAGAAATCAGGGTGCGTGGAGTTGGCGCAACTGACCCATCAGATGCAACATATCGGGGCGGTATAAAAGCTTTTCAGTTTGCGGTGAACGATGAAGCGTGGGTAAATTTCCATATCCCGCATGACTACGTGGCTGGCTCAGATATCCATTTGCACTTTCATTGGTCTCATATCTCAACATTGGTTACAGGTGGAAGTGTGACATGGGGCTATGAAATCACTTATGCAAAAGGGCATAACCAAGCGGCCTTTATTGCTCCGGTTTCTGGTACGTTTGCTGGCAATGCCAGCACTACTCAGTATCAGCATATAATTACAGAGACTCAGATTTCTGCTGCCTCTCCATCTGGATCACAAATAGATTCAGATAATTTAGAGCCTGATGGTGTGCTTGTGGTTAGGGTGTATTTGAGTGCGAACAATATAACATCTAGTGGCGCAGTTCCAGATCCATTTTTACACTTTTCAGATGTTCATTACCAATCGACAAATATAGCCACAAAAGACAAGGTGCCTGATTTTTATACATGATAGATCTAATACAATTGGAATCACCGCCAGTGCTAGAGATCTTTGATTTATGGCGCAAATGCGGGCGTTTCCCAGAAATTATGACGCTTTCTGAGTTTGAGGGTACTATAATAAACGGTATAAACTTCTCTTTATGTAATGATAAAGAAATCATTGGGTATTTTATGCTAACTAACTATGTCCCATTGCGCCAGATTCAGGAGGATTTAGTGGTTGATCCTAGCTATCATGGTAAATGGCTGAACAAGGATATTATGGATAAAATAGTAAGGGCTGCAAAATATTGGGCATTTGAACGTTTGAATGTTCAGAGAATTGTTGGCTTTGTTGAGGAAGACAATATCCCAAGCATTAAGCTAACCGAAAAGCTTGGTATGAAGAGAGAAGGCACTCATAGGAAATACTGGTTTCGTAATGGTGAGTGGCGCAATGTGCATGCTTACGCAATGGTGAGGGTTTAATAATGGCTACAGGTGCAATGGCCGCAGCAACAATAGGAAGCGCTATAATAGCATCAAAGGCGTCTTCTTCTGCAAACAAGGCAGCATTAAAAGGCGCTGACATACAGGCGCAGGCCGCTATGCATGCGGCAGAATTGCAGCGAGAAACCCAAAAGCAGGTCAGAAAGGATACATGGCCTTTCAGAAGGGTTGGCGGAAGAGAGGCTAGTCGTCTTGCTGATGTGGATATTCCTGGTTTAAGAAGCTTAATTACAAGCCCAATGACACAAAGGAAATACGTCACACAAAACCCATTCTTTAAATCAATGGCAGATGAAGCTCAATCAAGGCTTTTCCAAAGCGAGGCCGCGAGAGGGAAAGTGGGTTCTGGTGGTACAGCCAAGGCGCTACAGAATAGCTTATTGCTTCTTGGTTCTGATCTTGTAAATCAGAACATAAACCAACGCCTAGGCTTGATTGGCGCGAGTCAAAACCTAACCTCTACAGGGCTTAATGCTGCTGTGCAGACAGGAATGGGCGCAATACAGGGGGCTGGGAATATAGGTGATCTTATGACTCAGAGAGGCAATGTTTTGGCGGCTGGTCAAGTTGCACAAAGGAGTCCGTTGCTTGCTGGGCTAAACACTGGAATGGCGACCGGAGCAAACCTGTATTCACTATTTGGTAACTCAGCTACAGCGCAAAGAGGCACACCAGCCCCAATTACCTCCTCAGCAGGAACTGCGCCACTTATTTCAGGTGGTGGTGGCGCTCCAGTCTATGCGTCAATATAGGGGATAAAAATGCCATTAAATCCAAATATACCACTTAGTGTTTCACGTGAAACACTAGATGTTTCTCCGCTGCAAGCACTTGTGCAGCAAAAACGAGAAGATGAGCGGTCCCAACAGCAGCAGGGTCTACAGCGCGAAGGGTTGCAGTTACAACGTGAAACGCTGCAACAGCGCCAATCACAGCAGATGCAAAAACAGCAGCAGATTGAGCAGGAAAGAATCAGAAAAGAGTCAGAGGCTTTTGAAAAGGAAACGCAGGATAACGCAATTCGTGAGTTCATTAAGGCTGATGAGATATTTAAGGGTGGAATTACTCCAGAAAATGTAGAGCGCGTTAAAGGTATTGCGCTTAAAAGAAAAGAGAGGCTTCAATCTGGCATTGACCGTGGTTTATCTGTAGTGAATGGAACCGATGAAACAGACCAGTTTATTCAACTGCTAGAAACCGACCCGCAGTCTGCAAGGGATTTTATAAGCCAGGGTATTGCCGTGGCTGAGAGGGAGGGGTTGATAAAGGCAGACCCGACAGAGCCTAAAGCAGCGGGCGTGGATCAAGTTCAATCATCTAAGATACTGCCAGGAGGAGTTACCCAATTAGTATATAAAAGCGGGAAAATAGAGACAAAAACGCCATCAGAGGCAAATGAGGAACTAATAAAAGCAGCAGAAGAGCGCGGAGCAGAATTACAGGGGTTGAGGGCTGGAGAGCGCGGGGCCGCATCGGAAGCCATTAAAAGTTCAGTTGCATCCTTTAAAACTCTTGGTGACGTAAGGAAAAACATCAGAAATATAGACGAAGGTATAAGGTTGCTTGATGAGGGGGCAAAAACAGGTGCCATCGAAGGAAGACTGCCTTCTATTAGATCTGCATCAGTAAAGCTTGCTAACCTAAAAGGCAGGCTTGGTTTGGATGTGATTGGGGCTGTGACTTTTGGCGCATTGTCAGAGGCAGAATTGCAATTTGCGCTGGATACAGCGCTGCCAACAAAGCTTGATGAGGAAGAGCTAAAGCAATGGCTCACTGAAAAGCGTGATGCACAACATAAATTAGCTACTAACCTCGAGGAGGCTGCGCTGTTTCTTGGTACGCCAGGGAATACGATAGCAGAGTTTATCCAGATGAAAAAGGAAGAAAGAGACAGGCTTACTCCTGAAGAGCAAGCAGAGCTTGATGAGCTTAAGGCGAGATTCGGCGGCCAGTAATGCCAACACCTAGAGAAGAATTAAATAGGCTAAGACGGCTTGCAGTTCAGCAAGAAACCGTGCTTTCGCCGCGCCAAGAACTTAATAGATTAAGAGCTTTAGCAAAACAAGGAGAGCAAGATGTTAGATCTACTGTGGCAGATACCGCTGGCTTATCTAGTGTGCAAGATGATGTCGGCGCTGGGGCTGACAGACGCGATAGCGGAGGCATTGGCGAATCTATTGGGGCCGTATTAGAGCCTGCCGCAACCATGCTTACTGGAGCGCTTGCTGAGCCAGCTGCCGGGATAGCTGGCATTTTTGGTGCGGCAGGTGCTAGAAGCCCTGAAGACGCGTCAAGAGCAGGCGCAGAAGCCGTAGAAGCCACTAGAGAGGCTTTAACATACAAACCAAAGACAGAGGCAGGTAAAAAGGGATTACAAGCTGTAGGGGAAGTCTTGAAGCCTGTAGGGGAGGCGCTAAAATCAGCTGAGACTTTTCTAGGTGACGAGACATTTGAGGCAACCAAAAGCCCTGCATTAGCTGCTGCTGCTACCACTATTCCAACGGCTTTAATAGAGGGGCTTGGACTAGCTTCTGCACGTGGTGTTATAAAAGCGGGAAGCCGCACAAAACAGGCCGCAAAAAGCCGAGAGGTTAGACGTGCTGTTGTCGAGGCTGCACCTGATATAGATCAAATCAAAGATGCATCAAGAGCAGTTTATAAGGAGCTTGATAACTCTGGAGTTGCTGTTAAGTCAGTAGCAATGAAAAGCCTTGTAAAGAAAATAGAGAAAAAACTGCAAAAAGAAGGACTAGACCGTGATTTAACTCCAGATTCTTTTGCCTTGGTTCGCAGGTTAAACGAAGAAATTGGAAAAAAGAGTCTTTCAGATGTGGATACTATTAGGCAGGTCGCGCAAAGCGCAGCAGATGCCACAAAGCTATCTGATGCAAGACTGGGGGCTATAGCAATAGATGAGATAGACTCTTTTCTTGATTCTGCAAGTCCAAGTTCATTTATAAAAGGCAATGTCCCTACTTCAGAGATAGGGCCAAAATACAAAGTGGCTAGGGCGCTATGGGGCAGAGCAAGGCGAAGTGAAATAATTAATGAGGCGTTTGAGAAGGCCAGCCTTCAGGCTAGTGGTTTTGAGAACGGCTTAGTAGTGCAGTTCAGGCAGATTTTAGCAAACCCCAAAAGGAGAAGATTCTTTAAGGCTGAAGAGATTAATGCCATGAAGGATGTCGTAAAAGGCACAACCACTGCAAACATAGCCAAGCTGGTAGGCAGATTCGGATTTAGTGAGGGTCATGCTACAAATATTGTAGGCGGAGCAATTGGATCAGCTGCTGGAGCAACTGCTTTCGGCCCAGTTGGCGGTGTTGTTATACCAGCAATTGGACAGGTATCAAGAAAATTAGCTCAAAAACTCACACTGAGAGGCGCTAAGTTTGCAGATGCAGTAATCCGCGCAGGAGATAATGCAGAGGATATTGCGAGAGCATATTTATCAAATGTAAATAAAGCCGCAAGATCGGCTGAAGAGTTATCAGAGCTACTTGTAAGATCTGATTTAAGCTTGGATGCTGCTATTGCATCAAATAATAAACTAATTAGAGAAGCGGCAGAAATTGCAAAAGGAAGAAGGGCATTAAATGCCGCTGCTGGAATAACCGCCGCTGGTACTCCAGGCGCAATCAAAGAAAGAGAGGCAGATTAAATGGCTTGGAATCCAATAGCAAAAACAGCACCGCAGTACGTTGATACAAATGGCGATCCTTATTCTGGTGCTGTTTTAAAAGCGTATAAAAGCGGAACATCAACAAACATTAGTTTGGCTACTGATAATACAGGCGGAACCACTGCTAGTAGCGTAGCGCTAAATGCAGATGGATACCCGGTTGTATCAGGGAATATTATCATTCCGCATGTTGATCAGCCTTATAAGTTAATGCTATATCCAACGCAGGCAGCAGCAGATAGCGACACTGGCGAAATATGGTCAATAGACGGCCTTTCTATTGCAGAAGGCGTGAGTTATGCGACAGTAGCTGCTATGGTGCTGGGTAATATTGATGCTGGTGAAATTGTATTTACTTCTGGATACACGTCCGCCAATGACGGGGGTGGGGCAAAATATCTTATAATGACGGCCGCCGCATTTGGAGTTACCCCAGATGAGGCCGGCGACCATACTATTGCAAATGGCAACATTGCAGTATTGCAGGTCGATGTTGATTTGAATGTAAAGCAGTATGGCGTTACTGGCGACGGATCAACAAACGACACGACAGCAATAACAGCGCTAGAGACAGCGCATGGTGGTAAATATGTAGACTTGCAAGGGCTTACATACGCTGTAACAGCAATCCCCACTGGATGCAAATATTACAATGGTGATTTCATTGTAGGCTCTACCCGCACGAGCTTGCGTCGAAATAGACTTGATAACCCTCTAGATGGTAACAGCTGGATATCGTATGGCGATGGTAAAACGCATTACTGGTTTTTCGGCATGGTATATGTTGAAAGTACCGGTGTAACCATTGCTCTTATATCCCCTTCATACCGGCATGATACCGGTATCTCTGCCCCTCTGAATATTATCTACTCAGATGATAAGGGCCAGTCATGGTACGGTGAAAAAACCATCCATACCGTTGATAGCTGGGATATGGCCGACGCCTGCATGACCATTATGGGATCTAACCGTATTGGTATATTTGCATCGCTTAGGGATGCAAGCTCAAATTATCGGAATGATTTTATTTACTCTGATGATAACGGAACCACATGGACAGTAAGTGAAAGCGAAATCGCCTCACCTAATGGCTTTATGGTTTATGGCGGACTGCTTCCATATCCGGCTGTAGCAGGAGGCCACGATACAACGGGGTTTATCGCTTACGGGTACTTAAGCACCAATACATATTATTCTGCCACCACAGATAACGGGACAACATGGACAGCGGCGACAGCCACGCACACAGCTCTGTCTTTAGTAGAGCCGTCTGTTGTTAGGGTTCCTGGTGAAACAAAGTGGGTGAGCTTTCTTAGAAAAAACTTAAACAATATGCTCATATCCACTTCAACAGACATGAAGACGTGGACTGCCCCTACGGATACAGGTATTGATTTAGGCTCTAACCCTGTTACTGCTTACGTTGATAGTGGTCGCGTCTATGTCTACATGTTCATGCGTGACTTTGACGCTTCTATATCTGAGCAGAATGATCTACTGCTTATCGAGGATGATGTTTCTGCTGTATATGATGCGAGTGACTTCACAAACGCCAGTATCAGGAAGATCTCAACAGGCACGGAGCGCGCTATCGGGTATATGACTATCCTACCCATAGAGCAGGACTTTATCTGGGCTTATTTGGCTGGAGAATACGGCGGCAGTACCAGCGTCCGGGCTTCGTCTTTCATCGTGTCAGGCAGCACCAGGAGAGCGCCATCGGTAAGCCTTGGGCAAGTTAGGCAGCTAGCGGTAGGCCAGAACATCCTGAGAAACCCAACCTTTGAGTTTTGGAGTCGCGGAACGTCATTTGCTGGTATTACCGCCATAACTAAAGTAGCAGACGGGTGGGTAATTAATCCATCTGGCTCAACAATCACCGCCTCCAGGGTTGAACTGGCCGTTGAAGACAGTAGATTACTCCCTTTTGCAGGACGTTATGCGATAGATATCAGTGCAACTGCTGATGATTATATTTCTCTTTACCAAGATCAGTTCGGAGAAAGCGAGCTTTACAGGTTGGCTGATTCCCAAATTACATTACAAGTGTATGGCTTGGGTGATGTCCCAACTGGGCTATTTGGTCAGGTGCTATTTCATTATGATGGATCTGCTGATGTATCAACTACCGTAAATTTCCAGGTTGCAGAAGGCACCGACAAGCTATGGAGGGCGACGGCGACTATTAAATCAGCCACTTTGGAAGGAAAGACGATAGGCGCTAGTCCTTACGTGAGAATAATTGTTGCATCCGCTAGCGGCAGCGCCGCATGGGATGCGCAGATATGCGGCGTAAAAGCCGAGATAGGAGAATACGCAACCGCTTTTCCGCCAATTGACATAGAGTTGGAGAGATCAAGATCCAATCGCTACGTGAGAGCTTTAGATTTTGGAACACTGGATCAGATATGCAATGGGTTTAATCCAACTACTACAGCGTTTTGGGGTGTTTTAAACTTCGAGCGCATGAGATCGGCACCGGCCATAACAATACAGACAGGAGCAGCAGCAGATTTTGAAGTTTATTCTGACGCTGCGTTTGGCTCTTCAGTTGCGTTTGCTCAGATAACAGAGGATAGATGCTCTCTTAGAGTTACCACTACCGGGCTAACTGGGCGCGACGGTGCATCATGCCGAGTAAAAAGCGGCTCAAGCATAACTTTGCTATTAGATTCAGAGTAATCATTTTGTGCCTGAATATTACACCTGATATCAGCCAAACCGCACAACCATTAACACTGGAGAGATATTGCCTTGCATGATATTCGGCACTGATGCCGAATATCACCTGTTAGCGGGCAGACGGTCGCGGCAGTTTCGTGAATCGTGAAACGATACCGTCAATTAAATACCCCGTAGTTGAGCACCAGTGACCGTTGCTGTTGTAAAAAGCCCATTCGATTTCACGGATACCGTCAGCGCGTTTTTCTACTAAATAACTACCAATACACATGGGAGTAACATCAGGGTATTGATGCCAGATTACGCCGATAGATTGCGAGCAGGCTTTCCATGCACCCCAGTCACTTTGAGTTTGCATCAGCTTGTAGCCTTCGCCGTTGCGCTCAATAGCCCCTGGGTTTTTGTAATCGTCAGAAGCCCATTTCTCAAAAGCCAGTCTGTCGGCAGCGTCGCCGCTAACAATTGGCTTCAAAGGACTGCTAGCCGCGACGTTTGTTTGTTCTTTTTGCATCCCTAGTTTCTCCAGTTCTTTTTAAGTTGCTCATTGGCTAGCAGCCCCTGAGCCTAAGCGTTAGGCCGCACGACTGCTTGGTTGTGCGGCCCGTTGGTTTAGTCAGAAATGGCTCCGTCAACAATAAGGATCTCTCCATCATCAATGTCGCCACGAGTAACGCGGCTACTCAGGACCTGAATGCCTTTGTCGTTGAAGATTTTTTCTAGCTGCTTAAAGTCTTTTTGGCTCATGGATTCAATGCCATCCATGCGAACAACATGTAACTTGTGGTCCTTGATGGTTTCAGCGGCAAGTGCACCACAAACCAGCATCTGCTCTGAGTGTCCGCACTGGGAAAGCTGCGTTCCCTTAAATAAAATAACACCATCTTCAACAGAAAGCCCATCTAGCGGCCAAACGGCAGAGGCTAGAGCATCCTTCTTAGCATTGTCGAGTGCTTTAACTTCATCGTTCTTCGCAGACCATTCATCACGCAGTTTGGTTAGTGCATCATTCTCTTTGCTCCAAGCATCCCATTCATCTGCTTTTGCATTGGCAATGCTGCCCTCTTGGATCTGCTGCTGAATATCAGCAATATCAATGGCTGGCGGCATCTCTTCGAGATCCGCTTTCGCTTTGGTTACAAAATCTGATTGATTCTCGGCTGTGGCAATTGCCTCATCAAGCGCAGTCTGTGCCGCAGCAAGCTCTTTTTTCTTTTGATCTACGAAGTTTTTCAGCCCGACTAAAGACTGCTCAGCATTTGTTAGATTCGCTTCAGCCCTTGCGCGTTCAGCGTTTGATTCTGCGACTTTGCTTTGTTGGTCAATAAGCTCACTTAGATCAACTCTCTCAGACTTATCTGGCTCCGCCCCAAGTGCTTTAGCTGCTCTCTCACCATCACGTTTTAATTCCAGACGCTCCTGGGCTGCTGTATCGCGATCAGTATCGAGCTTGTTCAGGTCAACACCATCAGGCAGCTTTACAGCCTCAAGTAGCGCTTGGGCTTGCTCCTTGGGTTTCATGTCCATAATGCGGTGCGGGTTGTCCCCAAGATCGCAAAACCAGCTTGCAAACTCTTTTGCCGATATTGTGCCTCCCTCGCTTGTTTGAATCGTGATGGGTGATGTTTTGGCAGCAAGTGATCGAGTAACGAAGGCTTTTGTTTCCCCGTCACCTAGAGTGATCTTTATTTGCCCCTTCTTTTCGCCATGAGTAACTGGGTCACCAACAACTTTTAACGCTTCCCAAAGCAGCGATATAGCAGTTGTTTTTCCTTGTCCAGGCTCACCAGCAACCGCCATATTTTCCCCATCAAGGTTCAATAGCATGGCTTTTATTAGGCGATAATTTGATACCTCTATTTGCAATATTTTCATTTCAATTCTCCAAAATAGAAAACCACCCTCTCTGCCCAGGGTGAGAACGCCGATAGAAGCTCCCAGGAGAGAAGATGGTTATGTATTAAGTCTATCGCTTTGGCGGGTTCTCACATCCGCATTTCAAATCTAGTGTAAAACCATCGTATCGTCAAGCTCGCAAAAGTGCGGCCTAACAAGCGGCTCAACTCGACGCATTCCGCGTCGCTTCGCTTGCTACATGCGCAAGTTAGCCTTCACGTTAGGCGTCAATTAATTCTCTTGCCTTTTTAATATCGTCTTTGCTTAGTTCGAAACGGCCGTACCCAAAATCCACGCCTATGTGTGCCACCGCCTCTACGATTTGCTCAAGCGCATAAGCTCTATCAGCATATCCTTCCAAGGCTTTACCAAAATCACCGCATTCATGGTCTTGTTTAAGCTGTTCTGATAATCGCATTCTTCAATCTCCTAGTTTTCATTGGCTTCGTTCGCGCCTAACAAAATAAATCCACCGTGACGGGTTCACCATTAGCGTTTTGAATCAACATCTTTACGCCGCAGGTGATTTATCACGTTAGCGAGCAGCCCAAAGCTTGCATTTTGGAGCTTCAACGTAGTAAAACCACCCACTATAAAAATCAGGCATTACGCAAGTGTAACCTCCAGCAAAGTGAACGCATTCCTCTTTGCAATTGTGCATATGATTGATGGGGCACGGTGATGAAAGCATATTTTTCTTGTATACTTCCAGGCTTAACTCGGCTTTGGCTTCTTGCTCTTTGTCGGCTGCAATATCCTCTTGCCTCTCTTTTTCTTTTCTAATCTTCCGGTTTTTAAAGAATGCAAACATAATTACCTCTTCGCTAACAAAGCAAATCAACCGGATGCCGGTAGTCACGCGCTATGTTTAAGCTTAGTTGCTAGGCACCTGTTATTTACAACGTTATACCGCACGGATACATCTGAATATCTGGTAAGCAATCCACGGATCTATGGCACTGCCTAACATTCTAATTCTGTGTGCCCGTCTTGGTAGTTCATCATCCACTCTAATCGGCGGGGGTTGAGTTCCCCTTCGCCCTGCCGTGTTGCCTTTCCAGTCCACTCCAAACCGTACACTGCCACGTCTTTCATTGTTCCTATTTTGGTGCGGCCTTTCCTTGGGCCCATCATGTGCTTTTCCATTGCTTCTGGAGGTCTTGCCACCATCGCATCCATTGCTTGCGGAGTTGGCGATAATAAAAACTCTTTCCCTGTTATGGTTTGCACCCGTGGCAAGAGCTGGAATAACAAACGATTGGCAGGCGTAGCCGATGCTTTCCAGGTCATGCAACACACTGTCCAGTCCCAATCTGATGTGGCCATAAACATTTTCACAAACTGCCCAAGCTGGTTTTGCTTGTGCAATAACTCGCAACATTTCCGGCCAGATGTAGCGGTCATCTTTTTGCGCTTTTTGACTTCCGGCAACGCTAAAAGGCTGGCATGGGTAGCCCCCCGTAATGATGTCGATGTGTTTATAGTCATTTCCGTCAAGCTCTCTAATATCAGTATGTAGCCTGGCACTGGGCCAGTGCTTTTTAATTACGCTTATGCACTCTGGATCAACCTCGCAATGAGCAACTGTTTCAATCCCTGCCCATTCCGCTGCAACTGTGAAGCCGCCTATGCCTGTAAACAAATCGAGGTGTTTCATAGTCTTTCCCCGGCTGTTATAACAAAACGCTCCACAAGACGCTCAGCGTCGGCGTTTGTGCTGTTTTCTTTCTCGGTGTTTACGGTTTCCATTTCAAGTCCTCTTTGCTTCGCGCAGTGAGCTAAGTGTTATACGCTACCAATGGTAGCCAGCAGGGTGCCCACATTTCCTACAAAATTCACTGTTTGTGCCGTTTATTGTTTCGCGATATCCCTTTCCTTCGTAATGGAAGCAAATGCCCATCTTGTATTTTAGCCAAGCGCTTTTAATCCAATGCCAATGTCTAGGCCAGTAAGCACCAAGCCAGTAGCCAACTAACAGATACAATCCCGCGTATAACAAATCGTTCAACATCGCTCGCTCCTCGCTTGGGCAGCGCAAAAGGCGCGCTGCCAGTTAACATTAATCGTTATTTTGCTGGTCATCTTTCCTTTGTTCCACCAAGTTCGTGCAGTTTCAGTTCTGGGTTAGCAAACCAGCGTTTAATATCCTCAACCGAAAACCAACCATATGTCTGGTTGTCGCCATAATTCACCCAATAAGCAATCTTGTACTCGCTTTCTGGTTTTTGGCCCTCATTCCACTTAGGGGAAAGCGCCATCCAATACCGCCCTTGCTTGCCTTCAGTGTTTCTGTGTAGCGTTCTCTGCTCTTCTTTAAGCTTTTGCATGCCAATAGAGGCTTCATATCTTTCTAGGTTAGCCTCATTTTTTACAAAGTTTAGGCTGGCGAAATCATCAACAGGAATGCAATCAACTATTCCTTGCTCGCTCAGTCCGCTAACGGCTTCTGCTATGCCTGTGCAGCTTTCCAAGTATTGCTTTATTTCGTGGATAGTAAATACCATTTTCCAGTCCTCTTTATCGTTTCTCGCAAAATAACAAAGCATTAAATTTGATTCTTTGGATCTTTGCGCTTTGTTCTACTATCGAGCTAGCACAAATCAATTAAGCGTTATTCTTGTTCCTGTTCACGCTTAATCCTGTTGTAGATCTCCTCGCGATGCACTGCCACAACTTTAGGGGCATTAACTCCTATCCGCACTTGGTTGCCTTTAACGCCCAATACTGTAATGGTGACGTTATCGCCAATAATAATGCTCTCTCCGCATCTTCTTGTAAGTATCAACAATGTAACTCTCCTTATGAATATCCAACTATTTGCATTAAGTTATGCTCTGTTTGCCCGCTTCCCAGCTCTCTAAGAAATACATCAATACATTTAGAGAACAGCTTTTTAAATTCCTCCTCTGGCATTTTATGGAACGCTATAGAATCGGGTAGAAATATTGTCTCTCCTTTCGGTGTAACTACCGTTTGATAGTAACCTGCTTTCATTGTTAGCCAGCGCCTATAAATATCCATATCGTCGAAAAATTCCTGCATGTCGAATGTCATTTTAATGAAAGAAAAAAACCGCCTATGGTTTGCTGGGTTTCTCTTTAATGAATATTCAAGCATTACCTCTGTGCCTACAGGCACTAAGGCAGATTCATCAGGCATTGATGCCACATATGATCCATCAGCAAGTTTTACGGCTGTGAACTCAGTCATTTGACCACCAAAACCCCATCTCTAATGGCCTGCTCTTGAGTCTTACAGATCCATAGCAATTGCGGCCAGCCTATGGGGTCACCGTGAAATTCATTGTGACACCGCACACAGAGAGGTACAGCATGGATATCAGCAGCCTTCCCGCCCATCTTTCCATCTTTAATACCTATTACATGATGTGGCGCGGTTTCTGTATTACCACAGTGCAAGCATGCCTGCGTTCTGACCCATGCTAGGTACTTTTTAGACTCAAGATGATTGGCCATGATTTTATTTAAACTCATTTAGAACTAATATCGTTTCGTCACGAATCCTTATTGCTTCCGATATATAAAGCTCTAGATCACTTTGATATGCCTTGTGCGAATCAACCCTTATCCTAAGTGATGGCAGCCCTGGTTGATAAAACCAAAGATCGCACCACTTACGCCCCGACACTAATAGCTGAAACTGAACTTGCGCTATTCTGTCAGATGGTGGCTTTTTGTGCTTGTTGTAATACAAAATCGCTGGAATATGACCAACTGGCAAGCATTTTATTTCGAGCAGGCCATCTTCTCCTATTAGGCCATCAGGTGACATTCCATAAGAGTCGCTTTTATCTGTCATAAATCCTTTTTCAATAACATCAACATTATATTTAATCTCGTACGCCGCCCTTGCCTCTGGCTCAAGCTCAGTTCCTCTATCGGTATACTTGTTTCCTTCCCACTCATCCAGGGATCGGCCAGAATAACGTTCACCAGCAAGCTTGTAGGCGTATGCTTCAAGCTGTTTAGATCTCGCGCCTGTAGAAGTTATCAGCTTGCTCGCTGCTGATGCGGTAGGCTTTCCAAGCCTTGCTTTGTGCCACTCATCAGATCCTTGCTCCAGTTCTTCCGTGTTCATTTTGAAGCTCCTTCAATTTGTTCAATAACCGCGCAGTACTGATCTGTACGAATATCTTGCACTGTTGCTATATTCCCTTTAATCTTCGTGTTGTACCATTTCAGCAAACGACCTTCATTCATTTCGCGCTCTTCAAGTACAGACTTTATATTAAGCGCCTGCTCCTCAGATATCTTCTCGCTGGCAGCTGTTTCATAATCCATGGTGCTGTCATAGTGCTCTACTACGCTAGCAACTACAGAATCAAATACTGGTATGTATCTCACAGCGTCTAGAATTGCTGATTTTGCACACATTGCCTGCTCATGTTTTATCCAGGTATCCTGAGACTTTGAAAAAGCCTTGTGAGTATCGAATATATCCTTTGCGTGGTGATAGCTGGTGATGACTTCTGCGCCAGGAAGTGTAAGCACCACAAATAATCCAGTGTATGCCCCTCGTTCGCTTGGTGGCGTAGCCCATGACTTAACAATAGGCACAACGTTCGTCTCGCCGGTATAGTCGATACCATAGTTTTGGTATGTGTGTAGAACCTGTATGGTTTTCAGCGCTTCTGAGCGGACAAGTATATGTATTAAGGCATGGTAAGACTCACCTATATCTGGCATTGTTAGCCACTGCTTATTTTTCGGTGTGCCAATATTTAAACCTCTAGTTCTAACATATACCAGCTTCCTCCCCTTCGCCGTGTCAAGCCCAAGTTCACACACGTATTTTATTTGCGATCTAAGCTCTGCCTGAACTCTTCCATCAGTTGATTCGCAGACTTCTTTAAACTTCTTATCGGATGCTGAATAAGCGAAAATATTAGCAACTTGCGTTTCAGCGTCTAAATGCTTGAAGCCTTTGCCATGAAGAGCCTCAGCAGCTACGTCTACACATTTCTGAAAGTTGTCTTTAATTGCGCTTGTCATTGCTTGCTCTCCTTAAACTTCTTTTCATCATCATACCCGGAGTTATACCACTCAGATCTACCAGCCTGCTTTGGCTTGCCCTTTGAGGCGTCTTTTCTTCCTTCAAGGGAATCATCAATTGACTTGTCCCATAGGGCGTCCATGTAGGCTTTGCCGTTAAATTCCGTCATCTATCTGCCCTCATCAATACCCTGTGATTCACGCGCATAGATAGCCTCAGCTGTCCTTTCGCAAGAAGCTTCGATTTCGTCATTGATGGCTTGCTTTGCCCTGTGTTCTGCATAGGCATCAACAACTAGATCAAACTGATCGTTAAGCACCTCTCTCTCGTCCGAGGTTGGGAGATAATCGTTAGTTGATGCCATGCACAGGGTTTTTAGCATAAGCTTGTCTATGGACTGCTCTTCCGATGTGCCAAAAAGCTTTTCCTGTTCAGCAAGCCACTCGATGCCCTGGTATAGTAGATGCCAATCTTTACGGATCAGATCTTTCCATTCGTTTATATTGTCTTGGCTTGGTTTAATCATGTGACACCTCCTCCTGCATTTGCTCCAGTGCATCGTACAGATATGATGCATATTTCCTGCACTCATCTGGATTAACGCCTTTATCCCAGCGCCTTTCGTAAGACCTTGCAAGCCATACTCTTAGCTTGGCCTTGCGCTGCTCAAGTGTGGGCTTTGCGCTGCGCTTTGGCCATACGCTACTGCCATCCATGTCATCACTAGCCAGATAGGTAATAACATCTTTTTCTGATGCTGTTGTCCAGGGTGCCATTGGTTTTGTTGCTGTTTCCATTTCTCTCTCCTCTGTGGTTAATAGTAAATATAAACCACTTGGTTCCTTTTGGGGCTACCGTTCGTCGGGGAAAATGCGCCGCTCATCTGGTTTAAAACTCAGGTTTATCAAGTATCTCTTCAAGACGTTTCTGCATATCAGAAACATAGATCTTTCCACACTGATACTCCGCGACAAGTTGCTTGACAGCCTCTTTCGCTACTCTTTCTGCAATGATGGTTGCGTATTCTGCATACATTCCATCAGATAGGCAGCCCGCGTCCCATTCTTTTTCTAGACTATCTAGCATCGATTGGATGTCTATCATTTGCTAATTCCTTTGTGTGGGGTGGTTATTAAGATAATTCTCGGTCAATCTCATTTAAAGCATTCCACGCACCTCTGTGATAGCTTTCCATTCTTTGGTTATGGATTAGGTACTCGCAAGTTTGAGATCCATGTTTATCAATATACTCACCTATCCTTTCTTTGCAGTCTCATCAACTACCCTTCCAAATCAAAAAGGTTGTATCCAGTTATAGCCCGGTCCAGGTAGAAATGCATACGCTGAGCCTGCCTGCCATTTAGCATGGTATCAAAGATAAATGCCTTTTTTATAGGATCATGCTTGAGCACCTTGCTGTTTTCACCACTGAATTGTGACGCGATAACGACAGGAGTCATTTCAGGATTTTTAACCTGCATCGCCTTTAGTGCTGCCGCTGTTGTCAATTTCATGCCTGGTCACCTATTTGCTGGTTAGATAATACTTGCCATGAAGTAAGTAGCCATAAACATGGCAACACCTATCACTTGCGCAGTGTGCGCCTGTATTTGCATAAGATCATCAAGCGCATCATTAACAGCCTGACCATAGGTGTCTACTGGCTTGACGGCTGTTTTTGCGCCAACAATGTCATAGCACCACTTGTCATTGCAGGTAGTAAGCACCCACATTATTATTTTTCCTTTTTTGGTGATTGCCTGCATGCCATTAATGTTTTCAAACTTCATAATAAACCCATCTCAAGCGGATCTGTTAAAATACCCTTAAGCTCACGCCTAAACTCAAGATTAACAAGCTTTCTGTGCCGCATCCTTGCCGCCTTCGTATTGTCTGACTCGTTGGCTTTCTCCTTCTCCCTGGCCGCCGTGGCCTCTTCTTCTGTCTTCCCGGCTATCACACACGGAACCGTGCCTTTATGGCGCTTACCTGCCATATTCACAATATGATAGCCTTGATCTTGTGTTAGCCATCGAGCCAGCATTGATATCTTATGCTGTTCCTGGCCAAACTCCCTCGCTATCGATGCTTGTGACCGTGTTTTGTTCTCAATGAGAGCATCAATGATGTTTTGCTTTAGCTCTTCGCTTTCAAACTTTGGGCATACTATCTTTTGGGCTGGCTGGTTCATTTTGTTACTCCATAATATTTATGTATGTTTCGTATCTGGCAAGCCTTCCAATCACTCCTGGGTTGACGTTAAGCTTTTTAGCTACCGCTGAATGACTTGCACCTTCAGATATAAGCGCTCGACATAAAATCACATCGTCTTTAGTTAAAGCGGCCCCCCAATGCATTACTCCAGAAACCCCGCGCTTTATTCTGTATTTCTTGCACCACCTCCAAAACGTCGAAAAATTAACACCATAATAATCGGCTACAGCCTGCCTAGATGAAAGTTCTTTAATTTTACAAAGCAACTCATCTTTTGATGGTCCGGTGAATAACCTGCCCATATCAGAACTTAAATGGCGTATTTAAAATATGGATTATGTTATCCAGCCACTTCTGAAACCGCGACCGCCCAAACTGCTTTACATCTTTGCCTATTAAATCCACTTTAGCCCCCGTTAAATGCACATCACTTACCACATAATGGATCATGCGAACCTATCCACGTTCCAAGCCTTCTGCCCAGATCAGTAGGCGTTAAAGTATCAGGCTGCATTTTATCCTTGTATCTCCAGGCCATCTGCTTACCCCTCGAATATAATGCTATGCGAATATCAGGCGCATTTGTTTTTGGGTGCTTTATTATCACTATAGTGTCTGGTTTTTCTCTGCACATTTTAGATTCCCTCTAAATCTCTGCAATTCACTATAAACGCTAAGTTTATTTTAGTTCGCGTGTAAATTACGCCGAATATTAAGTGTTATGCAGCTATTCATATGCAGCGTAAAACCGTAGAGTAAAAGCAAGCCAAATAAAATAAGGCTCTCCAAAATTGCGGCAAAATATCGGTTTCCAGTGCCAGCGTAATAAATGCATGGCAAAACTGAACTTAAATCCTTCAATCCGCTGCCCGTTGTATTTTCCTCTGGGCCATTTCATTGGGCTTTCATCGCCCTAGTACACGCTCTTGCAGCATGTACGGCTATAAAATCTAGCAAAAATTCACGATCATTGCCCATTGTTGGCTTTCTATTGTGTCGCGCAACAGCTCTAGCAAGGTTGATGCAATCATGCACAGTTGCTCTCAGTTTCACATTTGCATCCAGGCTATTTCCTTCTGGCCCAGCAGAAGGCCATAGTTCGCACCATTCAAGCTCTGTTGTCATTCTTGCTTCTAGCATTTGCTCTAATGCCGTAATTTGTTCAGTCTCGCCAGCAGAATGCTTTATGCATCCAAAATCAGCAGTAGTATGCACGTATTTATTAACAGCAATGCTATAGTGCAACTCTTTGCAATACATAAGATCTTCATCGCATTTATTTTCTTTTTCCCCAGCCTCCCAGTGTTCGCAGGTCTCACATATCATATTGCTATTTAGGTTGGCAATTGCAGCAATTGCGGCTAATAGTAGCTTTGCTGTTTTGCGTTCCTGCACATGGGGTGCCATTTGGTCGTAATGGTGCTGTAGCTGCATAACAAGGCAATTCAACGCCGACCCACTACTGTGGTGCTCGTTTTCAGGCTGGTTGCTTTCGTTCAATTCAGTCATGTCATATAGTCCTTATTTATTTGCCCGTGGTCGGGTTAATTGCGATGTTAGCAGTAAGGCGCGATAACTGCTTTCATATCAACGCTCATCCCCATGCATCCCGTGTAACACAACTTTGTATTAATCCAATCCTCTGGTATGCGAGGGTCTATCACTAAACAAAATTTTCTATCGGTGTCACGGATCTCAAGCACCTTAATCATCTCCATTGGCTTGCGCTTCAGCCATTCATCTAGATTCTCAGCCCACATATTCAGGCAATAGGTTCCATCGGCAACAAATGAGAAGTAGTTACCAAACTTAAATGGGTGAACCGTTGCCCCTATTCCAACCAGCGAGTGCATTCCTATCTGTGCGGGTATTTCTTTTACGGTGCAGTCAACATTACTGCTAACAAAAACATCCAGCAGACCCGCTACAGCGGCGTTTATCCCTGGTGTTTCCTGTTCGTTAGAGTTAGTCATTGTTTCAATCTCCTGAGTTACTTAATCGCGGTCAGCTGATGTAAGTCGTTATTTTGCATGCCCGGTCTTTGGGCCAAACTCGCGCATGTGCTTACGCTTCAAATATCTCTCAATTCGTTTTGCAGCCTTCTCACACGCATCAAGCATTGTTTCGCGCGATACCTGCCAGCCATTAAAAAAGCCAACCTCATCAGCTATCAAGTTAGTAATGTGTCCTACTGTCTTTTTGCTCACATGTATTGCGTCTCGATCTTGCTCCCTTAGTGCTAGCCTAAGCACCCTCTTTGCTTTATCTACACCAACACTGGTTCTTAGGTCACAGTTCGACAACTGGCCAATCAATTCATCTATTTTCTCGTCTAGCATTTCTTTCTCCGTAGGCAAAATGCCAAATAACAATACGTTAAATTTTGACTGCGTGAAGCGGTGCGCTCTTTAAGCTATATTTGCGGGCAGCAAATTAGCTAAAATGTTAGCTGCACTCGCAGCCATGTCCTTCATTGCGTTCACAATTCATCGGATCTCTGCTACAGCCAAGAGGTCTATTTCTAATTTCTTTGCGCTTTCTATCGCGCTCTTCTTCAGAGTCAAAAAGAAGAGGCTTGCCATTTTCTGCGGCATTAAGCCACTTGCCCTCATGCTTAACTTTGATTCCATAAACTGGCTTCATAGTCTTTGTGTTAAACCATTGCGTTGCTTGTGTTTTCATTTCAAACCACCTCCAGGCAGCTAACAAAATTATTCAATTTGACGCATTCTTCATTTGCGCTCTTCTCGTTACCGCGTGGCGCAAATTAATAAACGTCGTTAGCCATCAATCGTCCAAGTGAGCGTTGCTTTACCTATTGGCTCAATGTCTGCTATTACGGCAGTAAATCCACCGGTCTGGTAAAAATCAATTTTCACGCTTGAATCATCAGCTCTTATGCAATGCACATGGTGGCCATTTGGCGAATGAGGATGACCGCTTCCACCGTCATTTGTAGTTTTAATCACTATGTATTTGCCAGCAAAATACTCAAGCTCACCACCTACGCGAATATCACCACGCGCTCGCTCAAAGTCTCCTTTGCAATTTGAATACAAGAAATGCTTTGGCACTTCTGCGTAAACCTTATGACCTACCTCAATTTCAATCACATCACCTTCGCTTAACATGGCTTTCTCCGTTCATGGCTAACAACGTAAATCAACCCGAGCGGGTGGTCGTTAGCGGTAGTTTATGGCGCAGTGTGCGCCGGGTTATTTACAACGTTATATTTCATTCAGGGTGAAGTTATGAAGTGTCAATATCACCTCTTCACCATCGCAAATTATTCGTTTTTGCCACTCTAAACCAGAATCCTCTATATCAATATGCTCAACTTCTGTGTATTCGTTGCCGTAGTACTCAGATAGCTTTTCCAGTTCAATGCTGCTGTAATCAAATACACCAACAGTAACAGCTGATCCATCTTTTTCTGTTTCGTTCAGTACATATAAAATAGCCATAAATATCCCCTAAAATATAACAAATCGCTGAACATTGATGCTCGTTTCACTCGCACAAGTTAGCTAAGTGTTATAAGGCAAGTATCACCCATCCATCTTCTAGCCCATAAATTGGGCCATGCAAGATGTAATATATTTTCGCCTTCGTGGATCTCCCTGTGTAAACCAAGGGCTTGCCATCCTGCATTTCTGCACCGCTATGTTCAGTCTCATGCAGAGTCAGCACGTCACCGACCTTAAAATCTCTGTCGTTGCGCCGTATCTCGAAATTCTTAACGCCATCAGCAGAAGCTTGAAATACCTCAGGGTCTGTTTTTAAGTCGTGATGTGCCATTGTATGTTTCTCCGATTTTGCCTAATAACAATCCGCTAAATATTGACTGCGTGAAGCGGTGCGCTCTTTAAGCTATATTTGCGGGCAGCAAATTAGCTAAAATGTTATACCTCTACTCCATCCAACTCAGGCAGCCGTCTGTTTCGCATTTTCCCCATACATGCCCGTTACATTCTGCTACTGAGTAATGGAGCTTGTTATTGCAAACCGGGCATACCTTAGTTCCACTAGCATTGGTTTTACCGTGTTCTATTTTTATCTCTGCAATTAATGGTTGAGCCTTGATGATTCTATCCATAGCTGCTCTCATGTCGGCCTCTGATTCCTCAATCTCTTTTTGTGTTGGCTCAGAATAAGAGTCACAAATCACAGCGCTATTGTTGCTTTTTAGGCATGGCGTTCTAGTCAGCCAACCAAGCTTTTCTCCGCCTGTAACCTCTTGCACATCAAGTCCTGCGCCGCACGGTTCGTTGCGGAGTAAAAGCCCTTTAAAGTGCCTGCATACGCCTTGTTTCATAATGCTCTCCGATCAGGTATAACTATCAAAATCAACTGGAGCAATTCGACTCCAGCGGTTTGTTTAAACTCTTTTACGTGCCCAGTTATTTTGGGCGTTATTTTACTACCCGCTATTTCCGTTGCTTTGTGATATTGAAACTATTTTAGGTGTCAGCTTGTTTATCTGTTCACCTAAATATGTACACACTAGAAAGAATCCTACTATGTCCCAGTAAGGCAGATTCTGGTACAGCTCGGGTATAAACGGCAGGTAAACATCTGCTATGCAATTCCATCCATAATAAAAAGGAATCGCCGTCACTATTGAAAACGCGATGTTAAAAAACACTTTAATAATTGCTGGTATGTACTCTAGTCCAAACATTGTGAATGCTCCCGTAAAATAACAAAACATTGAATTTGACTGCGAAAGTCATGCGCTTCTTAAGCTGCCCGCAGTGGTGGCAGCAAATTAATTAAGTGTTATACATCTCTGTATTCTTGCAGGGCATCTTTTACACAATCCTCGCCAGAATCACACGAATCCCACCATTCAACCGCTCGCCAAACACAGCTAAGCCTTGCTTGCATAGAATTAATCCTATTCTCAAATTGGCGCAACGTTAAAAGCAGCTCTTCAGTTTCCCTTGCTGCATCTTCAGCATATCCAAGGCCCGCCAATCTATCCGCCATCTCTTGCACTGTTGGCACGCTATTAAGCAAAGAATCAACGTCCTTGCAATAAAGATAATCATAACTTCCGCCACTCATAATCAACCTCCAAATGTATAACCATAAAAATCCAGCTGACAGCGCGCTCTTTTGCGCCTAGTTCTCATCAGGTGGGCTGCACCTGATTTTTGTCGTTATGCGTCAAAACAATTTAGATAAACCCGCATAGAAATAGCTTCAAACCAAGAAAGATTGACATAGGTCAACTCTCCATTCGATATTGAATAGCTATTGAACCCTTCGTGCTGCTGTAATTTAAACATCGTAAAATACTCTTATTCTCCAGCCTTAATAAACTCAGATGCTTTCACATTAAAAAATGCGCTTAGCTCTTCTATATTCGATTTACCGGCTGTTTTGCTATTGGATATAGTGCTTACATAAGTAGGTGATAATCCAAGGTATTCAGATAGCTCTACCCTTGTTTTATCTTGTTGATTAAGGAAATGCTTTATTGATTTGCCGATATTCATAATTCCTCCAATGTTTTAAGCATTCTAGCTGTTTTTTATGCGAAGTCAAATTAATTTAAATAAGACTTGACTGGCTATCGAATTTTGCTAAGATTAAATCACACCAACGCAATCAACCACAGCCCCTTGATTGGGGCTTTGTTGGTATAACGCCGCAAATCAGATGACCGCGACAACAAGGCACCTTATACAATGAACTTATTTAAACCTGCAAATTCATCCTCAAACACCGCTGTAGCGGGTCATTTGAATTTGCATGGTTATACGTATTTGCAGCGCGTTACAACCTCGCCAAAGGTAAGCTGCTCCGTCCCGAAGGTGACGCTACAGGGAGGCCACAGCTAGACGTGTGAATAGTGATATGAGAACGCCTGGAATCAAGCATCTAGCAATACGGCGTGACAGCCTGGAGAGACAGGCATCTAATATTTTATTGGAGCTGTAACGATGAAAAAGAACTGCCCAAGCTGCGGCGAGCTGTTAGTGCATGCTAATTTAGGCAATGGTGATATTGACACCTATTGTGAAGAATGCGGTTGGCCAGACGAGTGCCGCGAACCAAACCCAAGCTGCACGATATGCGAACAGCCAGGGGTAGGTATATGCGGAGAAACGTGGCGCTGTGAAGAGCACTGGCGAGCCGTATAACGTTGTAAATAATTTGCGACGTGACCAATTTTAAACAACAGCTAATGACGAAATCGTCAAATTGATTTACGTTGTTAGCCGTGGTCGAAGAGGTGGGATATGGAAGTATTGAAAATACACCAAACTGTTGAGCTTTCAGAAAGAATTAAGTGGCATTTAATTCAAACGTTAGACTGGTGGGAAGAGCACCAGTTTGATACATGGGGTAGAGATCATGACGTATATGACGATGAGCCTGATTTTGTGACCACGGCAAAAGAGTTGTATACATATTTTCACGGCACGGCCAACCCAAAAGACTGGATTTGGCTTAGATCGGTTGACGGCTAACGATTAGGGTAACCAGACCGGCGGAAATTACAGGAGATAAAGACAAAAGAAGGTCTAGTCAATGCCCAGGCTTTACTATGGCATGCAGCGCCAGAGAGAAAGCGACTTGATAAGCTTATTGATCAAGCTATAAACAAAAAGCCCTAAGCTTGTGAGCAAACCTTGTTTTGGTTGATTGTTGTGCTAATATAGAACTGTGTTCTCAAGCACCCGCGACTAGGAAGGGAGTAATTACCCTTCTGAACAGGCCTCCCACCCTGTCGCGGCATCCTTTTTAAGGGTGATCAATCTGGGAGATACCGGGAATATATATGTCAGGTTGGATTAAATTATACAGACAAATGCAAGATGATGAGCTTTGGCTTACTGAGCCATTCACTAAAGCTCAGGCTTGGGTTGATCTATTGATTAATGCTAACCATGCAGAAAACTATATCTCTATCCGCGGAAACCTTGTAAAGATCGAAAGAGGCCAGCTTGGATGGTCTGAATTGACCATGGGAAAACGCTGGAAATGGAGTCGCGGAAAGGTCAGAAGATACCTGGAATTACTAAAAGATTTAGGTCGAATTTCGGTACAACAGGATAGACACATAACAAGTATCGTAACTATATGTAATTACTCTAAATTTCAGGATGGCAGTACAACAGACGGTACAGCAGACGAGGCAACAGACGGACAACAGACGGTACATAAACAAGAATGTAAAGAAGAAAAAGAAGTAAAGAAACTAACTGGGCGATTTAAAAAGCCAACTCTTGAAGATGTCACCGCCTACTGCAAGGAGAGATCTAATTCTGTAGACCCAAACAAATGGATGGATCACTACACTTCAAATGGATGGAAGATTGGAAAGAACACAATGAAAGACTGGAAAGCCGCAGTGAGGACGTGGGAAAAGCCAGAAAAGAAATCATTTGCCAAAACAATTTACACCGATAGGACTTCGCTATGAAGTTGCCAATAGACCCGAAAGAAAGAAAAGAGAGCTGTGAATCTCATGGTGAATATGCCAGCAAGAACGTGCTTGGCAACATCTGGACTAAATGCCCAGTCTGCACAAAGGCTGAGATTGCAGAGGATGGCAAGAAGGAATGGATTAAGCGCCTAAATAAAGCTGGAATTGATAGGCGATATCATCAGACGACACTAAAGAGCTACAAAGCAACCACAAAAGACCAGAAGGCCGCATTAGAGGCCGCCTGTACGTTTGCAGATAATTATCCTGACTTTCGTAGGCAGTGGCACCCTATGGCGTTCCTAGGCTCACCAGGGTGCGGCAAGACTCATCTTGCGGCTGGTGTAGCTATTAGGGTGATCAGTAAGCACAACGGCGGCGTTTTGATGGTGAAATCATCTGGCATAGCGGCTGCTGTCAAGGAAACCTTTAATTCAAGCGGATCTGAAAAGGCGGTAGTAGATAGGTTTGCAAGGGTTGGTCTGCTGATAATTGATGAGATATGCGAGGACATTTCTGATTTTGATAGGCGAATCCTCTTTGATGTGATTGATAAGCGGTATAGTTTAGAACTGCCAATGATAGTTATATCAAATCTAGATGCTGATAGGTTTGAAAAAGCGGTTGGTGAGAGGGCATATGACAGGCTGAGAGAAAATCATGTGTACGTGCCTTTTTGTTGGAAAAGCTACAGGTAAACGCAGACAGACAAGATAAAAAACGATGTCGAAGAAAAAGCGCAAAGTTGACGCAATAGCCCCAGGCCATAAAGACCCTCATTTAGTTGGTTTTCTGGTAGCCGGATGGGGCTGGCCTAGAGTTCCGCCAAATTGGCATGAAGGCCATACATCAAGATATAAGGCGCTATGGTGTAAAGGGTATGATGAAAAAATGAGGACAAAAGCATGAATAGCATAGATCTACGTAAAGCCATGTATTCTGGGCTTGTTTATTATGCGCTGGCGCTGTATTCGGCTGGTATTGGGGTTTACTGATGAAAAGATACAGCATTGGAATTGACCCAGGAACCAAAACAGGTGTCGCAGTTTATGACAGGCATTTAAAGAAAGTAACGCGCCTTGAGTGTTTGAATTTCGTATCTGCATTAAGACTGATTAAGTCAGAATATGCTGTTGAGGATGTTTATGCTGTCGTGATTGAGGTATCGAACAGCAATCACGTATGGAAAGATAATTCATCACTACCAATAAGGGTTCGCCTAAATGTAGCTCTTAAGGTTGGAGGCGTAGCAAAGGAGTCTGAATTAATTGCGGCTATGCTAATGGAGCATGGGTATTCCGTAACAACGCAGCACCCATCAGGAAAAGGAAAGAGCATGGATCACAATAGATTTAACAAACTAACCGGATGGAAAGGCAAGTCAAACGAGCACACAAGAGATGCTGGAATGCTGTGTTTTGGGGTATAGGCGGATTTAGAGTGTAATAAATTGACGCTATCAGCACAATGCAAAAGGTGATGTATTGATAACATATTAAATCACCTGCTGCGCTGGGTGTAAAAACAAAGCGCAAAGGGTGAGGCAGTCTGGTGGATTTATTTTGTTATGCATGATTCGGAGTGAGACATGAAAATACCAAAGATATGTAGAATTCACGCCCCTTTAGACAGACAGGGTGCAGGCTGGCATGTGCCGCACAGTGTCGTGCTGAAAGATATTGTTCCGCAGTTCCGCTATGCCGGTGGTGGCGTGTGCCGAGAAGGTTTATCTGCTCTCCCAGCGTCTATTGACATGGCAATAAAGTACACGAAGCAACATATAGCAGAAGCCGAGGCTCATTTGCGAAAGCTGGAAAAGGCAAAAGCAGAGATTGATGCATAACACTGTAATCACCAGCAATCACACGCTGGTGAACAAGGCACGAATGGCCAAACACGTCTGGTGGATTTAATTGTTATTAACCGAGATAAGACTATGGGTGATTATTTGGCAGACAATAATATAAAGAAACCTCAGCAGGTTGTTGTGTGTGCTGCATGCAAGATGGGTGAACACATTGTGCTTGGGGCAAGGCATTTCGATTCCAGAATGCGTGAGCAGATGGATAGAACAAGCTGCAACTGGAAACTATCGGAGCAAGGCTTTATTGATCAATTTGGAGAATTCCTTACCCGCCAGGAAGCAATGAAGGTTGCCATTGCTGCTGGGCAGAAAGTTGATATTGAGCGTGGGTGTGGTGGTGATAAAGACACCCTATATAGCGAAGGCTTGTACTAGGTAAATAACGTGATGAATCACCTGCGCCACGATGAGTTAAAACAAACCACAGCGCTTTATAGCGTCACGGTGAATTTTGCTTGTTAGGCGATTTAAACCACTGAAGACTAGGAAATAGAAAATGCCAAAGACAACTAAAGAACGAATTAACAACATTCTTTTTGAATGGCTAGGGCTGGAAGGAAGCCCTGACGATATAAAGCCTGAGGATCATATAGCCGATGAGCTTGGTGCTGACTCAGTTGATGAGGTAGAAATGGTAATGGCTGTAGAAGAAGAGTTTGACGTTCATATTCCTGATGAGGTTTGTGAGCAATGGAAAACTGTTGGTGATGTGTATAAACACTTTGAAGCCTAACGTTGTAAATGAGGAGCCGCCAGCTCCTCAAATTGAACAAGGCGCGTAGACCTCGCGGTCTGCTCGATTTATTTGGTTATGTGGCTGGTTAGCTATTGGTGGAAGCGTTAATAGCTATAAATGAACTTAGGTTTTGCCAGCCACGCTTTATTCGGAGTGCTTATATGCTTGATTTTTTCGTATGGGCTGGTGAGGCATTTATTATATTAATGTTAACCATATTTATCTGCGGGCTTGGTTTAGGATTTCACTGGAATAGCAAGCCCACTCAACACAACGAGACGCGCGGTCATTATGGAATATATTCAGGAAGGCGACGTAGATAGTTAGATTGCCACATAACGCCAGCAATAACCGGAACGAATGCAGCGCAGCGGAATGAGTGTCCGTGTTAATTGCGTTGTTATATTTTGATAATAGAGGAAATTTAAATGAATAACTATAGTGAATACCACCCAAAGCAAAGGACTGGAAAAGAGTGTAAAAAGACGGGATGCGCTAGACATAAAGATTATTTAGCTTGGAGCTGTGGCAACCCTAACTTGAAGTTTTGTATGGAGTGCAGATATGCACACATTTCACAGTATAAAAAAGCTGAGTGAAATATAACATCTGGATATTCGTCACCCAAAGCAAAACGCTCAACTATAAATCGCCTTGCAGCCTTAACAGTTGTGCTGATCTTGAAATACAGGGCATGTAATATTCGTGCAGTAATTGCAAATTGTGCATTATGGTGTGATATTGCTTTTCATGCTAAAATTAGAGTTAATAACATTTATTATTGGTTGATATAATTTTATGAGTAGACAGCACATTCACTTTTACAGTGTGCTAAATGGCTGTAGACAAAAGACCGGCGCGATACTAATTTATACATATGACAAAGCCAGACAACAAAGGACCCTTGATAAATGCGGCGCTAGTATCGTTAACAGGTTTAATACTTGGTTTTATTATGACGTGGATGTATGGCCCTCTTGAGGAGGACGTGGAAGATAATGAAAAACGTATTCGAGCTATAGAGCAAGAAGTCGCTGTCATTAAGGCGAAGGAGCATTCTCATTGACTAAGGCAACTGCTTTTCTTGCATCAGTCCCTGTAGGTATGGCTTTGGGCTTATGCTCAATTTCAATAGAAATAACTACAATGGCTATAACTTTTATAGCATCAGCTATAATTATAGTGGTTGGCTTTGCTGTTTATTGCAAAAGAGACATAAGGCTTAAGATAGCAATAACCCCGTTATTTGTGAGCGCTGTAACGTATTATGTGTTTTCTGTATTTTTAGAACCAATAGAAACAGTTGATTATTTGTGTCAATCTCTTGATTCTATTGGAATTATTGCAATAACAATCTACTCATTAATGAACAGAAGAGGAAATCATGTCGGAAAAGAAACCACAGAAAAGACCCATCAGGAAAAAGCGTATACCGCGCAGGAAATGAGCGCGTTTTCTTTCTTTAAGTAAGAAATAACCATGAAAAGCTTTATAGTGAGGGCAAAAGACCCAATACAAGTTAGGCGCCAGCTTGCGTTCAAAGATGGCGTTGAAACCGTCCAGTTTGATTTTTCACCGTGGGCAGAAGACAACGGCACAGTATCATCCGTTACCTGGACAGTTGAGTCTGGTAGTGCAGGCATTTCAGGCCAAGCCCTCGCCTCAAATGTTGCAAGCGCTCAGATCACTACAAGCGATACAGGCGGGTCAATGGTTAAATTAAAAGCCACAGGCATGAACGACACTAAATGTATCTATCTAAGAGTGTACGCAAAAGACCCAATGCAGCATTCTAACGATTATGGGCTATGCTTAGGGTAAGTGTACAAACAACACTAACCTTAGTGTAAGATTTACAATAAGTTAAATGTTGAATTAATATGGCCGCACCTAAAGGAAATCAAAACGCAGCAAAAGGCAGAATGTGGGCAGAGGCAGTCCGCAAAGCTGCGCTTAATAACGATAAACTGAGAAAGATAGCTGATAAGCTTGTAGATATGGCTGTTGAAGGAGACATGCAGGCCATAAAAGAGGTTGGCGACAGATTAGACGGTAAAACTGTTCAAGCCGTCACAGGAGAGGATGGAGGCCCATTAACTATTGAGATAATACGGTTTGGCAATACAGATTCCAAATAACTGGAAGCCAAGGCCATACCAAATGGAAGCATGGAGCTACCTGGAAAATGGCGGAAGACATGCAGAGCTGATCTGGCACAGAAGATCGGGAAAGGATGAAGTAGCCCTTCACAGAACCGCAGTTGCAGCACTCGAAAGACCAGCAAACTACTGGCACATGCTTCCACAAGCAACTCAGGTCAGAAAAGCTATCTGGGAAGCTGTTAACCCACACTCTGGTAGAAAAAGAATAGACGAGGCTTTCCCGCATGAAATAAGGGAAACCACCAGAGATCAGGAAATGTTCATCAAGTTTAAGAACGGATCCACATGGCAAGCACTAGGATCAGATAACTACGAAGGCTCAATAGGCTCTACACCAGCTGGGATTGTTTATTCTGAATGGGCGCAAGCAAACCCAAGCGCTAGAGGCTATCTAAGGCCGATTCTTGCGGAAAATAAGGGCTGGCAGCTTTACATCACAACTCCACGCGGTAAAAACCATGCATACAAGACGTTTAAATCAGCACTAAAGAACCCAGAAGCCTTTGCACAAAAGCTCACAGTAGAGCAGACAGGTATGCTGACGGCGGCAGAGCTTGAAGTTGAAATGGCTGAATATGTCGATACATATGGTATTGATATGGGAATGGCCTTATATCGGCAGGAGTACTTTTGCTCGTTTGATGCTGCAATCCTTGGTGCAATCTGGGGCGCAGAGCTTAACAAGTTGATTGATGAGGGCAGATATTGCTGGTTTGACCACGACAAAGACTTTCCTGTCTGTGCAGCTCTTGATATAGGCAGAAAAGATGCGACAGCTATATGGTTTTATCAGCTGATAGCTAATGAAGTCAGGGTTATTGATTATTACGCGAATAACTTCAAGGATTTAGACCACTACATATCAATAATGACAGGAATAAGCACAAAAATAGACATAGTCGATGATGATATTGTCATTACAAAAGACGGAAACGAAGAGGGTGCAGAACATCGACAAGAATACGACTATGAGTGCGTTTACCTGCCTCATGACGCTAAAGCTAAGCGATTAGGGTCAAAGAAAAGCGTTCAAGAGCAGTTCTCTGCTGCTTTTGGTTGGGGAAAGGTTCGTGTATTATCTACACTATCTGTCTCAGATGGTCTAAAATATGTAAGGCAGATGCTTAGAAAGACGGCTATTTCAGAGCGATGTGAAGATGGAATGGAGGCACTTAAGGCATACCAGTATGAATGGGATGATAAGCTTAAGCGGTTTAGAGACAATCCATTGCATAACTGGGCTTCTGATCCTGCTGATGGATTTAGATATTTAGCAACAGCAGTTAGAGCGCCAATGTCAATACAAGACGAGCCTGAAGAGAACTCTAGAGATACATATGGTTTTGAAGAAGATGCAAGCGGCTGGCGATGATTAGCGAACGCGAAAAGGTAGAGGATTTCCTCAATAACACGCTTGACGCTCGTTTCCTGTCAGAGCGATGCCGTGACTATTACGACCATAAGCAATGGACAGAGGCAGAACGCACTAAGCTCGCCGCAAGAAACCAAGCTCCTATTGTTGTTAATCGAGTAAAGCCAAAGGTTGAGGGCTTGCTTGGTATGTACGGGCTAAGACATACCGACCCAAAAGCCTATCCGCGCACCCAAGAGCATGAAGAGACCGCGCAAGCCATAACGGACGCACTAAGGTACGTTGCAGATAATAATGACTTTGAGAGTGTCAAAACCGATGTAGCCGAGAATTTCTTTATCGAGGGATACGGCGGGGCAATCGTTGATGTTAGGGCTAATGGTCGTGGTGAAATAGAAATCTTCGTAGAGGAAATACCATGGGATAGAATCTACTTTGACCCGCACTCACGAAAGAAAGACTTCAGCGATGCTCGATACATGGGAATTATTCTCTGGATGGACGAAAGCGAAGTTAAAGAGAAGTTCCCAGAGGTAAACCTGGATGAGCTAAGCACCCAAGAAGAGATAGACGAAGAGACCTTTGAGGATAAGCCCAAATGGGCTTATGCGGACGATAAAAAGCGCCGTTATCGTATAGCGCTGCATTTTGGCATAAAGGATGGTATGTGGC